GTAGTTTCTTAATTCATTTATTAAGTTCTTGCTTCTTGATGTTACGTAAACTTTGTTTTGATTAATTAAATTAAGACCGAATAAGATACTATCTTTTCCTTTTGTAACTGGTAATACATTATGACCATAACTATTTAATTCAGCTATTGATTTTGGTTCTGCACTATCAGCGTAAACAAAATTGTTTACATTATTTGCTTTTAATAAATTTGATATTTCACTATTCAATAATCCTTTCTTATAAATTACTTCATCAAATATATAAGCATCATTATATTTGTACATAGTTACTAATGATGTTGGGTCATTACTATATCCAAAGTCCATTCCGTAACATAATATTCTTGCATCTTGTGGTAAATCTATTTCTTGCCAATCTGGAATACATACACCTTCTAAACTACCTGTTTGACCTAATCCATAAACTTGCCACCAGTTTGACCAATATGTAGAAGTTAACGCTTTTACTTTTGCTGCTTCTATTTCTTGTACTATTGTTTCTGATAATGCTTCATTATCTAAATAAGTCAATGTAATAAAATCAACATCTGATTGTGTTAGTATTTCTTTATCAACCCAAAATGCTGATGTAGGATTATAATCTAACCATATATCACCTGAAGTTCTAATTGCTAATTGGTAGTAACTTTCAAAGTCTATATTGTTGCACTCGTTTACATAAAGTATATTTCTTCTTGCACCCCTTAATTTATCAGGTTGGTCTACACTAAAAAATTCAATATAACTTCCGTTTGCAAATGTATATTTTAAAGTAGACTTATTAAACTGTGCATCATTATACCTACCTAATGCCATTATAATCTTTAAGAAGTCTTTTAATGCACCTCTGCGTAAATGTGGTATGCTTTCAGATACTACACTAATTTCTAAATTAGGTTCTTTAATTGCTTTATCAATTAATAAAGGCAGAATACCAAATGTTTTACCAGCTGATGTTCCACCTCTAATAACTTTAATACGTTTCTTTAAACGCAATAACTTTCTGATTGCAGTAGTTAATATAAACTCCATAAAACTATTGCTTAAACCTCATCTAAATCAATATTAAATATAGGTTGTTCATTACTTACTGTTATATCTTTTGTTTCTCTTGGTTTACCAGCATAGTAATTATAAAATAATTGTGTGAATTTAAAATCACCAGCATCTAATCCGGCTTCTAATGCTTTAAATGCTTTTTCTTCTAATGGTTTTAATCTTTCAATTAGTTTTATTTCTTCTGCTTTTGATGGTCTACCAGCACCTTCTCTTTTGCCACCATAGTTATTATTACTCATCTTGATATAATTTGTTTATTCAATTTAAAAATAATAGTTTTTATTTATTGTTTATATAACTTTGCTAATTCAATAGCTATTTCTTTCCATTCATTTAAACCTTGTTTAATATAACCTGATACTACAAATCTATTATATTCTTTGCTATACTTATTGTAAAGTATGTTTGCTCTATATTGTGGTGTCATAAGTTTTCTATTTCTTTTTTTACTTTATTATAAAAATATTCTGTTGTTGAAAGTATATCAGTATTTAATATCTCATCAACTGCTATTAATGCACATTGTTTTATTTGATTATCAAATACAGTAGGATTCATAAAATCTTTGTTTAATAAATCATCATACTTGCTGTATAATTCATTTGCTTTTTCTTTTGCTGTCATTCTGTTCCTTTTTTAATTAAGTAAAACCATAACCATATTATTTTTTTTCTTATAAATTCATAAGCTATTAATGCTAAAATATATTTCATAAATTAACCTGTATTTTCATTGTTGGACAACTCATTTTGTGATTATCATTTTCTAAATGGCAATACTTACATTTACCATTTGCCCAAAACATATCACAATTATGAGCATCTTGTTCTCTATTGAATATTCCCCAACTTTGATACATTGGACTTGTGTGTGCTGTAAACCTGTAACAGTATTCTTTTGATGGGCATAAACTATCATTACATTTTGCTATATCTGCCATAATTTTATATCTATTATTATTAATACTATTGCTATTGATATTTCATTTCTACCAATTACAATTCCTAAACTAAATTTGTCTGTGTAGTTTGTTTCTATTCTCATCTTATTAAAGTTTTATGTTTCTATTCATTTTATATAATGCTTGTAATCTTTCTACAATTATTTGCCATTGTTCAGTACCTTCTGTTTCTAATAGTAATTGTTGTATGTTGTTTACTATGTTGTAATTGTTTTTTGGGTTTTGTAAGTTAGTAATTGTTTCTTGCAAGTTTACTATTTCTTCAGATAGCTTCATTACATCTATTTGTAGATTTTGTATTAATTCATCTTTAGTCATATCTAATATATGTTCTGGTGATGCATAATTTAATCTTTGTAATATTTGTTTCCTAAATAGTTTTAGTGTTGGATTAAACTTTTCAAACATATCATAGTTCTTTAATGAATGTAATACTGTTGCGTGGTCTTTTCCTACTGATGCACCAATAGATTGTAAAGATTTCTTTTTATCTATTTGTTTTAGTATCTTATAATATATTGCTCTTGCTTCTATTATTTCTCTTTTACGTGATACTTTGTTTATATCTGCTCCTGTTATTTCTTTTATTATTTGTTTTAATTGTAATGTTATTTGCGTTTCCATCTTATTGTTATTTTTTGTTTTTTACTTTCTTTTATTAGTTGTGTTAAAATATTGAATGATACTATTTCTACTGCTAAATGTATTCCTTGGCATTCTTCATAAAGTTGTTCAGCTTCATATTCTTTTAATATATTTCTTATTTGTTCAATAGAAGTTCCTTGTTCTATTTCATATAAGGTTATATTATAATGTTCTGTTGCTTTATCATTCATTAGAATAGCTTTTGTTGTGCTACGTGGTTTTGTATTCTTTGTATTGCTTTATCATAGTATTCTTTATCTAATTCACAAGCTGTTAATTCATATTTGTAATCGTGTGCTGCTATTGCTATTGAACCAGAACCTAAATGTGTATCTAATATTTTATCACCTTGCTTTGCAAAGTTTTCTAAAAGCCATTTATATAATGGTATTGGTTTTTGTGTTGGATGAATTCTTGTTTCTTTATTTTTCATATCATATTGTAACATACCATTCCATCTTATTTTAACTTTTTTAACAGAATTTATTTTACTGCAAAATGCTAATTTGCCATCAGAATTTGTATAATCTTCAGCAGTATCTTTATCCCAAAATATTCTACCACCAGCTAATAAATCTATTGGATAATAATTTACACCCCATATTATTTGTTCTTTAGATACTCTTATAACTTCCTTAAAATATTCTAAACTTGGTGTGTTTTTATCCCAATCTTTATTTCCATAGTCTTTTCTTTTTACAGCAGATTTTTTAAATTTAATACCTTGTCTTGCATCTGAACCAGCATCAATTCCATAAGGCGGGTCTACAATAGCTAAATCAAAATAATTGTCTGGATAACGTGCCATCAATAACATATTATCCTCGTTTGTTATTGTTATTTTATCTGTTACTTTCATTATAGTACCCCTCTTAATACATATTGATTTAAATCCATATCTTCTTCACCAAAGAAGTATTTATAGTTAGATATTGCTTGTTCTAACTTTGCTTCACCTTTAGCGTAAAATTCATCACTACATTCAAAGATTGCTATATCTAAACTTCCTTTGTCTATTGCAACAAAAAGAAAGTCATCAACACCAAACATCTTTTTATATAAATATGCTTGTAAATCGTAGCTATATTTGTCTGCACTATATCTAAAGTCTTTAACACCAGTTGTAGTTTTTAAATCAATTATCATATTTGATTTTAATATATCTGCTTTTGCTCTAAATGGTATTGCATCTATCATTTCTATTGCTGGTATTTCTGTTTGTGATTTACTCATTAAACTCATTACTTCATTGTTTTTTAATAAAGCATCAGTTAATCTTTCAGCATCGTTGTATTCTTTTCTTGTATATACTTCTAAACCTTGTTCTTTTGCAAGTTTGTATTCTTTTCCAGCTTTAGTTGCTACGTCTACAATTATTAAATCATTTAACTTATGTGGTTCTAAAATCATTGTGTGGAATAGTTTTCCATCACGTAATGCTTGACTTTCATCAGAACCATATTGTGTAACATATTTATATGTTTTTGGTGAAGATATAAGCATCTTTGCTGATGAACTACTTAATGCATTTTTACCTAAGTAACCATAGTAAAAACTATCATCATACATATTGTCTAATAGTTCTTGTTTATCCCATTGTTTATTGTCAAATGTTGTTATCATATTATCTAATTTTAATGTTATTTAATAAATCATAAGTGTTGTCCATATCTAAAACTTCTCTGATTTGTTGTGCATAATTATCTGATGAATTCCATTCGTTAATCAAATCATTTTTTATTTTAGTTATTAATCTTTTTTGATATGTATCACTATCTTTTTGTAGTGAAAATAATATATCTAAACTTTCAATAATTTCTGTTTTCATAATATAGTATTTAAAATTAATAATCCGAAAAATAATGCTGCTATAAATATTGCAACCTTTGTAGCTGTTTTTAAAACAAAGTCTAATTCTTTTTTTTCTTGTGGTGTCATCTTAAATAATTTTTAAAATTAATACTGTACAAGTAAAAAATGCTACCCATAATAATAATGCCAATGCAAATTCTTTTAATAATGTTTTCATAATGTTTGTTTTTTAAATTGTTAATTGTTTAGCAAATATACTACTATTTTTTAATTATAAACAACTTATTAAAATTTTAACAAAACTTTAACATTTATCTTGTCCCAAATATTTATTAAATATGGGACAAAAAAAGGAAGCTATTTGCTTCCCTTAATTTGTGTCCTACATACTGTGTATCGTTGGTCTGTGTCTGGATATTCACTTACCATTTTTTCATCAGTCATACATCTTTGTATAAACTCTTTTTCGTGTTCTCCTGAATTAGGTGTTGGGATTGGCATAATTTCTAATTTTAGTTTGTATTAATCTTATTTTATCGTTTATCTTTTCATCATTTAAACCTTTTAAATAAAGTGAATTTCTTTTCTTTATTAAATAGTTTAAAGTATATTCTAATTCTAATGTATTAAAATTTAAATATTGTTTGTTTTTTTCTATTATTTGTTGTTCTCTATCCATTCTGATTGTTCTTGTCTTAAATGTTTTAATTC